CTGAGTCTGCCTAATACTAGTACCACCTCGGATGCTCCAACATCTAGAATGGTCCCAATTGCATCCGGACCATCATGCCTACGTGTAAGCTCCTGAATAGTGCGTGTGGCTGTGAACATTTTCCCTATCATCCTCTTAACCCCAGCAACCGACCATCCAAAGATGTCCGAGGCTATTAAAGGGTTGAACGGTCGGATGTTGACCAAGGCGGTACGCAGGCCACCTTCGTAGCCATCAACAGAGTCGGACAGGATGGCCTTGATAGCTAGGTTCTTGGTAACCGCCTTAACACGCTGCAAGCTCTCGTTGTACATTGCCATCTCGACTGTGGTATGGGATATTATAGGAAGTGAATATGGGTCATCAATGAGCGCCTCCGGCCTTGGGTGTTTATCAAACCAATCCAGTGTTTTGATTCCATAAATTAACCTCCTAGTGACAGCAGAATGACCTTGTAGGATCTTGAGGCTGGAGTAATCTTTTGACAGAGGGTCAGCCCCTCCCTTGTACAAGAAGGCCACACATGGCAGAGCAGGAAGCCCACCGAGGGAGCGAGGTAAAATGCAGAGGGCATAAATCATAGATAGGGTCATCTTACCAAGGGTCACCTTACCTATAGACTGTGCTTCTGCTGGAATTGACACTTTCCAAGAAAGCAGATAGAGTGAGAAGTGGAAGAGCCATAGCGTATATCCGTGTAAAGGATACTTTAGGTATTCGGACGCCGCCAGACATTGACTCGACAGCCCACTAGCCATATTGGTCACAGTTGGGTAATCGTCGGAAGCGTTAGGGAAAACTCGACTGAAAGCCTTACAGGAGGTATAATACGGCACACCATCCACATACACATTCTTACTGTAACTCACAGTGTTTGTGGAGACTACACATTCGTCAAGCTTAGCATCTTGGCCATAACTCCCACTAGTGGTAACCACTGCTGTCAAAATCTCATCTGCCAAGTTCTGAATATTCTCACTCTCATTTGGACCTATACTCCGAGGAATATAGAAAAGGAGGATCTGATTGTCACCTTGGCCAATCAGGTAGTATTTGTACCCGTAGTGAGAAACCGCTAGGTCGACCATCGGGTAGGTGCAGCATGTCCAGATCTTCTGACACAGTCCCTCGATACCGGCCTTGTGGTTACACCACAGAAGGGAGGACTCTGGTATCGAAAGAGTAGGGTCATCTTGGGATGCCTCTTTAAGCCCATCTGGACAGCATTCTTGTGTGCGGACCAGCATGACACACTGAACAAAGAAGTGGTGCACGACAGTGTATAGGCCCGGAATTCCACACATCTGCTCTATTGTTGTACCTATGGGGTCTACAGTTACCGCATCCCAATGGAGGTTCCAACTTGAGAAATCGATTACGAGGAAGAGTCGTGCATAAGTGTCATCGAGGGCAATATCTGTAACTCGGTGGAAGAGTCCTTCTATCTCATCCTTGGACAATGTCATTGTTTGGCAAGGAAGGTAAGGGAAGACAAACTCTGACAGGTTGGCCTCAGTTGCCGTGAAGAACATCCTCATCTCAAGAACAAGCATCCCGAACATACGGGCTGCGGTCTTGAATTCCCTTTCCTTCGGATATAAGGATACAATGAACCAGTCGAAAGGAATTTGCCCACTACAGACCTGCTGGACAATTTTAAAGACTGATATTTCAGGTTGATTGAGCATTTCCAGGAGGAGTCTCTTATGACTCTTTGGAGGAATTCTCTTGTCCCATGTCGCAGCCATGTTGGATCGGTAAAGAGATATTGCCTTGTCATCAACCAGATCGAGGAAGTTGATATAATAATCGAAGTCGAAGTGTTTTGCAAACCGGACATGTTGCCACTCCAGTTGATCATAACTCAAGAGTGAAATCTTGGTTTCATTGGTG